AAACAATAAAATAAGAAATATATTTTTTGATTTTGAAATTAATAATAAATATAATCAAAATTATGATAAACTATTTAATGATAATAAACTATTTAATGATAATAAACTATTTAATGATAATAAAACATTATTAAATGATGCGTCATATATGACGTGTAATGAAAGCGATGATTCAGAATATATTATAAATACTCATAAAAAAAAGAAAACATCAAAAAATAATAAACAAAATAGTAGATCAACACTTAGATCTCTATGTCCAATAATTATTACACAAACTTATTCACAAAATAATTTAAAAATCGGTGATCATATTTATTCGGTTGATAATAATATAATTACTGAGAATGGATATATTTATTTTTCAGAATTATCAATTAATGTACCACTTAATACTTATTTATGGTATTCACCTCTTCATAAACATAATTTTAATATTTATAGAAAAGGTAAAAATAAAATATTTGAAATTGCAACAGAATTAATTAATGACATAATTTCAATTGATATTTGTGAAAGTACTAAATATGTTATCAAAGATAACATTGTATTATGTACACCAAATTTATTAATGATAGAATGGTTAAATTTTAATGAGATTCGATTTTGCAATCTAATATATGTACAATATATGTTGCATCCGTATGTTAAATCTAAAAATAATTATTTATTTGTAAAACTAATTAATAAACATATTCATCCAAATAGGATTCAAAAATTATTTAAATCATATAAAAATAGAATGTATAATGGTAAAAAATATTTAGAAATATTTACTATTCTAAATATTAATATTAATAAGAAAAAATCGATTGATAAATTAGTAATTTGTGACATCGCTGGTAAAAAATTATCATTAAATTGGCCTAATTAAATTGGGCCTAATTTATTAATATCTTTGTTAAAAAAATTATTTCATAATAGTTTTTTTATAAAAATCTATTATATAATTAACGAATGAGTTTTTCAAAAGATATTAGAACAAATCTGAATCCAGATATATGGGGACCTTTTGGATGGTTTTTCAATGATTCTATATGTTTATCATATCCAGAAAACCCGACACAAAATGAAAAACAACACTATATAAATTTTTTTTATGCATTACCTTATATTTTACCTTGTACTAAATGTAGAAATCATTTTAATCAATATATTACTAAATATCCACTTAATGATAATATTTTACAATCTAAAGAAAATTTAATTAAATGGTTTTTAGGTGCACATAATAATATAAATCGTATTAATAATAAAAAATTAATCACTCTAAAAGAATTTTACTTATATTATAACAAAAAATTTAATATGGATGTAAGAAAAGATACATGTAAAATAAAATGTGATTTAAAACAAAATATACCTAATTTAAAGAAGATAAATAATACAAATAATACAAATAATACAAATAATACAAATAATACAAATAATACTAAAAATGATTTTAAAATGATATCTATAGTATTATTTGGTATCGTTATTGCATTAAGTTTATATGTATTAAGAAAAAATCATTTATCTGTTAAGTAAAGTTAAGTAAAGTTTAGTATAAATTATCAAATTAAACTTTTTTTTATCAAATCTATTAAAATATTCCATTCAACACTCGTAAAATTATCATTTAACCATTGATTTATATCTATTTTCGATTTATCTAAATAACTATCTCGTATATCTGTAATATTTTTTGTAAATGACCTAATAACCGATCTAAATGATATTTTTTTTAATCTAATATAATTTATTAATTTATGTAAGATATCATTTCTTGTAATATTAATATTTGATATTCTCATTTCAATATACCATAATGACCATGCTGCACAAAAACCACCCGGGTCACCTATATTTTTTTCTTTATTATATTCAATTGTATCGAGTAATTGAAGACCAATTTTTGTTTGATAATTATATGGACTAAAAAATTTAAATTCCATCTGATTATAATTCTCAAAATAATTCATAAATAAATTTCTTAAATTTGTATCTAAGCCAGATGGATTGTAATTAAATCCTGGTGGAAAATCCATACCATATGGTTCAAATCTTTCCATTTCATTTGTTTCTTTATTATATAATATAATGTTTGCATGAGCTCCATTTGTTAATTCTATACCAATGGGTATAACTAAAAATTTTTTTTGTGTATCAGCTTTAAAATCTATAATAATTTGTTTTAAAGTTGTTGGTACAAACATTTTTTGAAATGACCAAATAATTTCAAAATTTAAAAAATCACTAAATTCACCTTTTTGTATTCCATTTGATTTATAATAATTTTCCAAAATTGGATTATCTATAAAATCTATTGTTAGTGATGTTTTTATTGTATTAAATTTTTTGCTTATATATATTAATCCCATTATTATATCTAAACTTATACCTGTATACGATGAAAATTTTATATTCTCAAATGATACATTATTTAAACAATATGTTTTTTTCTTTTCTGGTAAACTTATTTTCATTTCTAATATAAGTTTCTTTATCTCTTTCATATACTCATTTTTTTCTGATGGTGATATTTTGCTTATATCAGATATTTTTTTTATTTTTTCTATACTATTTATTTTTATACTATATGATTCATCTAAATTTCTACTTATATAATTAAAAAAACTTTCACTTATTAAATTTATGAATTTATCTCTTTTCTCTGGAAAGTTTTTTATTATTATATCATATGGCGCCAAGCCTTCTATATCTTGAATAAATATTTTATTTTTTTTTTCTTTCAATATCAATTCATATATTTCCCAAATATCTTTCTCAACTAGATAATGCCATGTTGTTTTTCCTATATTATTTTGTATATTTAATCTTGATTTTAACAAAATTGTATCAAACTTATAATCCAATAATTTATTCATCGGAATATCATTCTCAAAAAATAAATTAATTGTTATATTACCACTTATATTTGTTAAATTTACATCTACTTTATCACTAAATAATTCTATTAATTGTTTTGATTTGTTTAATATTGCATGATTTAATACACTATTACCATAAATATCTTGACAATTTATATTTGGATTATATTCCAATAATAAATTACACATTTTTATATTTCCATGTATTGTTGCTATTAATAATGGAGTTAAATGATCATTTAATGTCTCTGTATTAATATTTATTCCATTCTTTAATAAAAGTTTTGCTATTATCAAATTATTTGTATCTACTGCTATATGTAATGCATTCTCTCCATTTTTATTCACTTGATTTAAATTTATATTTTTTTCTATCATCATATATATTAATTCCGTTGTATCCTCTTTTGAGGATTTTATTATTAAATGTAATGATGAATTACCATCATTATCTTTAAAATTAATATTAGATTTTACTTGTAACATCTCTCTGATAATATTAAATCTATTAAAAATTATTGCATAATGCAAAGGTATATTTGAATAAGAATCTAACATATCTAATAATGGAACTCCTACTACTACATTCGAAAAATTTATTAATATACTTACTATCTCATTGTATCCAAATTTTATCGGTATATAAAATATACTTCTCCCCTCTGAATCTAATATATCAAGTTTACAATTTTTACTTATTAATAATGCTACTATATCTCTTTGTCTAAATAATACAGCATATTGTATTAAATATATACCTGATTCATCCATCTCGTTTAAATCATATTTTATATCTGATTTTATTGTTGCTATTAATTTATCATATTGATGATTTTTTATATATTCAAATAATATATTATCTTTATTCATATTATATTATTAACTAAGATAAACAAATATTTTTATTAAATTATTTAATAAAAATATTCGATTATTTATCAATTTAAGAATCATATTTTTCCTTATATTTTCATAATAATTTGTTCATATTATCTTAAATGTTTATTTTATTATATCTTTAATTTTATGATCTTTAATTAGATTTATTATCTTTAATTAGTTTTATGAGTATTTTGATGTTTTTTAAAAATTGTTTTTTATTTCGATGTTTTCTTTTTTTTGCTAGTTTCGCCTTCTCCATTTCTTTCGCTTTTTCTTCTGCAACTACTAATTTTTCTTTTAAATCTTTTAATTCTTCATTTATCACCATTTCTGCTATTATTTCTTCTTCTTCTAATTTTTGTTGTATTTTTGCTATCTCTACCTTTATTTTTGATTTTTCTATTTTTATCTCTGATTTTATTGATTTTATTTTCTCTACTTTTGATTTTCTTATTGTTTCTAATCTTAATTCTGCTTCTGCTAAAGTTGATTTTAAACCTTTTAATTTTTCACTTGCCTTTTTTTCAGCAATTATTTTTGTTTCGTCTAATTTTTGTTTTATTTCACATATTTCTTCTTTTACTTCTTTTAATCCTATTGTTTTTCTTTTAACTAAAATTTCATTAGTGTTTACTAATATTTCTGTTACTTTATCTAATTTTTTACATGCTTCTAATAATATATTATCTGTTGATGATGATACTGGTACTTCTGGTGTCCATCGTTTATACCGCAACAACGCGTCGTTTGATGATACACCTGAAGTAAGTGGCCTACCATACGAATCAATATTCCCAGACGGCTTGCTAGTGCACGTTCCAGATACAATCTCGTCGAAAGTTTCACTAAATGTAAACATATAATCCCACTCATAGTCATCGCCCCATCGGGCCAGTGTTGGCCATTCGATTACGCCCTTGAAGGTACGGGTCACATCATTGTATGACGTTCGTGTAAAATACTTTTCCGGGGGTGGCATCATATTATTATCGAGTTTCCAATCTGGTGGAGCATTTACATATGAGATGAAGCATTCGGTGGGTGATTTGAAGTGATACGACGCAACCCCTAATCCGCCACCCACACCCACTTGCACATAGACACTTCCAGCTAAAACGACATTGCTGGCTATGGGTGCTGCTGGTACTACTGCTGGTGCTGCTGGTACTACTGCTGGTGCTGCTGGTACTACTGCTGGTGTTGCTGGTGGTACTACTGCTTGTGCTTCTGGTACTACTGCTGGTGCTACTGGTCCTGCTGATGCTGCTACTGGTCCTGCTGATGCTGGTGGTACTACTGGTCCTGCTGATGCTGGTGGTACTACTGGTGCTGCTTCTTTTACTGCAGGTTGTGGTGTTTCTGTTGCTGGTACAGCTGATTCCTTATTCTCACTTTTTGTCATTTATATATTATTGATTCTTATAATTTTTATATTTATAGATAAAAATTATAATCATCATAAAAATAGGGTTATATGCTAAACTAATACAATCAAATCAAATGCTGATTTTCTCATGATAAAATCTCTCAAAATATCTCATATTATATGTAAAAAATAATTTCAAGGTATTTATTATATCTTTTCTTTCTGTATTATAATCTCTTAATATATTTAAAGTTTGATCCATATTAAACAACCCAATATCACCTATCTCAAAATTCTGTATTGGATTTTCAATTTTTATATTTTGTACCTTTGTTGTATTTTTTAGTAATGCTATATAATATACGTGTTTATAATTTATTCCATTTGATCCCTTTGTATTTTCTATCAAAGGATATAGTCTATCTAATAACTCATAATTAGAGTCATTTAAACCAGTCTCCTCCTCAAATTCTCTTTTTGCACATTCTATATTAGATTCCAAATTATTTCTTTTTCCTTTTGGAAATCCCCATTCTGGTATAGTGTATGTTATATTTATTCTATGTTGAATTTGTGGTAATATAAACTCTTTTAAAAACTTATATTGTTCCTTTGCCTTTATAAAATCATGCATATATTCTTGTTTAAATACATTTGGTCCCCAAATATCTTTCCATAATTCTTCAAACGTATTTGATATTAATTTATTATATTCAACTTTTGTTAACAAATTTATAGATAGAATTAAATGTTCAATTTCCATCTCATATAATCCTCTTATTAAATAAATATAATTATATGTTTGTTTTCTTCTTACCATTAAACATTCTATATGTTTGGATACTTTATCTTCATAAATATCTAAATCTTTTCTATTATCACAACTTATATTTTTTTGAATATATCTATTCACACATATATTCTTTAATAATTGAGCATTTTCTGGAAATTTATATTTTGTCACAAAAAATCCATACATATTTTTATTCTGAATATTCACATTATAATTACTTAAATTTAAACATATTATCCCATATGATGTTATTGGTTCATAACATCTTTTATATGTATGACCATATTTACCACAATTATTACAATATAAATTATCTTTCTTTTTCCAAGTCTGCTTCTTATCTATCTTTATCTTTTCTTGAAAATATGTCTTACCTTTATAATCAGATATTACTACAATATCCTGATCTGAATCATTATCTGAAATATTTTTATTATCTGAATTATCTTCATTATCTGAATTATCTTCATTATCTGAATTTTCTTCATGATCTTCATGATCTTCATGATCTGAAATATCTTCATTATCTGAAATATTTTCATTCAATAAACTAAATGTGTTATGACTATTATCATAAATTTTTGATGTATCATTTGAATTCATTATTAATTTTATTATTAATAAATAGATAAAATAGATTTAAGTTAATTATTATTTGCATTTTTTTGAAATTAATTTAAATTAATTTAATTTAATTTAAAAATTGACATTTTATTAAATTGACATTTTATTAAATTGACATTTTATTATTTTTTACTGATAATGTGTCTATTTGGTTACGTGTCAATGAATCATCGATATTTTTATTTTCTTGTTCATTATCATCATTAAAATGTATTGTAGAATTTATTTCATTATATTTTTGCATATGTATTTTAGGGGTATTCTCTTCCATATAAGCATATTTTTCTATATCTTCAGGGTATGCAATATCATCTAAATAACCCATACATTTAATTACTGTATCATTATGATGAAATTTAATGGATTTTAATTGAATTTTTACATAATCATTCATACCTATCTTTCTCTGTGTAGTTTGATGTAAAATACTTTTATCATTTCCTATTATAAAATTTTTTTCATTTAGATCTCTTTTGTTTTTTGCAAGAATAATCTTAATTATTGGTCCAAATTCTGCTAATATTAAATTAGCATTTGTTATATATGATGTAATCTTTGCAATAATTGTAGATTCTTTTAATGCAACACATATTTTCGCTAGATATTTTATATCATATATTGCCGAACCAGAAAAGTTTTCTGGTTCAATTATACCATTTTTATATTCCAAAATTTTATATATTTTTATAATATAACCATCTTTTATACATTTTCCCTCTATTTTATCTATTAAATTTTTTTTGAGGTTAATATATAAATCATTATTAATTTGATGAGGTAATAATGTTACACGAGTATATAATATTACATCTTTACATGGATATATTAATTGATTCAAATTAATATCTTCTATCATTATATCTGTTAATTCTACCGAATCTGAATCTGTAGAATCTATTATTTTTGTTAATTTTGTAGGATTCATTAGTTTTGATGGATTTGTTGATTTTGACGATTTTCCTGATTTTTTCTCAATTATTTGAGTTTTTTGTTTAGATTTTTTTATATTAGATACACCATTTAAAATTTTTTTATCTATTTTATCTATTTCTGACTCAGCCGTATCTATATTATTTTTTCCTCGCATAATTGATTTTAATGATTTTGCTTTTATACTCATGTTAAATCTTATATATTATATTTAATATATATTTAAATCTTATCTATTATTGATATACTAAATCAATTTTTTTATAAGTACATTGATATTGCTTATGTATATTGATTTTTATCAAAAAAATCATTGTTTATATCTTATGATAAAAAAAATTGATTTACTTTTATTTAAATCATTATGATATATCTATATATATTATTCATAAAACTAAAATAATGAGTTCAAATAAATCAAATTCTATATGGGTCGAAAAATATAGACCCACTAATATTAATAAAGTCATACAACAAGATGAAATAAAACAATTAATCGCCTCCAAAAATAATTTAGCCGATTTACCACATCTTCTTTTGTTTGGACCACCTGGTACTGGCAAAACAACTACTGCTCTCGCTATATGTAAATATATATTTCTCTCTGATCGAGAACACACCAATAATTATACAAAAATTATGAAAGAGCGTGTTCTTGAACTTAATGCATCCGATGAACGAGGTATTAAAATTGTTAGAGAAAAAATTAAAACTTTCGCTGCCCAAGCCCTCAATAATTATGCAAATATACCATTCTTCAAAATAATTGTATTAGATGAAGCAGATGTTATGACTAATGATTCACAATTCGCATTGAGACGAATTATGGAACAATTTTCACATATTACTAGATTTATTTTGATTTGTAATTATGTCACAAAAATTATTCCACCTTTATCTTCTAGATGCTCTAGATATAAATTTAATTCTATCAATCTTAGTTCTATGAAGACTATCATATCAAATATTTTAACTAATGAAAATGTTCATTTCGATAATTCAACTATTAATGAGATCACACAAAGCACATTTAATTATTCACATGGTGATCTTAGAAAAGCAATTACTATGTTACAACGTTCCGTTTATATTTCTAATATTAATGATGAAGCATTAAATGGTAAATTAATTGATAATATTAGTGGTCAAATACCAAATGAACTTATTTTGGAATTATATGAAACAATTACTAAAGATAATTCATATTTGTCGATTACAAAAATACTAACACATATACTCAATCAAGGTTATTCATCTTCTGGTATCATTAATGATTTATCAACTATCATTCTAAATGATCCTAATTTAAATGATTCAAATAAATCTGCTATATTTATAAAAATGTCAGATATTAGTAATCTTTTATCAAATGGTTCGGGAGAATATATTCAGCTTTTGGCTATGTGTTCATTCATTAATCATATCGTAAATAATTAGATATGATCAAAGATCTGTGAGAAAAATTTTATTTTTCCTCCATCTTTTAATTTTTAATGTTTCTCATATATAATATGTCGAATAAAGTAAAAATTAATAAATTAGATCATAAAAGTAATATACGTATAGTATTTAACAATTATTTAGATACTCATCAGGAATATTATATAAAAAATTTTAATTTAAAAAATAAGTATTATCAATATGAATATCCTCTTGATAAAATAATATCATATATGAAAACCAAAATAAAATATAAATTAAGAATATTAGATTTAGGTTGTGGTAGAAATTTAATTAAACAACATTTTAAACTCAATTCTAATTTAAATATAATTGGTTATGATCGCGATGGATTTAATGGATCAAAAATATGTGATATTGCTAACTTAGATGAAGAATCTTACCTAATTGATATATGTATTTTTAATCAATCATTAGTTGGTTCAAATTGGTTAAAGTATTTGGACGAGGGTCAAAGAGTTTTAAGATGCAATGGAGAAATGATCATATCGGATTCTATTGAAAAATTTGATATAGTAAAAGAATATTTAGCTATTTTAGAGATGAAAATAATCAATACCGATCATGATGAAAACAAAATATGGTTTTATATTAATGCAATTAAAGATCACAAATAAAAAATTGAATAATATATCAATAACATTATAATTGACATATTATTATCAATATATATTAATATTTTAAATAAAAAATGTATAAACATAATACGACTGTGAAAAATAATTCCTCTAATAAGGATTTAACTAAAAATTCAAAGGATTCTGCAAAAGAATCTGCAAAAGAATCTGCAAAAGAATCAGCAAAGGAATCTAAACCATCCATTGAAAAATTACAGGCCTACCTAAAAGATAAATACGGGTCTAAAGCCATTAAAGTATCCTCATCTAATCCCAATAAGAATAATCAAATTCTAGTATTGAAAACTATTTTTTCTGAAATTACCGATTCTAACTTTAAGACATTTCTAGCAGAAGAATCCACATCGTTGGGTAATTATATTGATATCGAATCTTTGGCTAAATTTCTTTCAACAGAAGCAAATACTAAATCTACACGTGGAAAATATCACGAACTCTTGGACATGATATTAGCATTATATCAGATACCTATTGAGAATGATTTACCTAAATTTGAAGTACTTGATGCTAAAACTTTTGATCTAATCTATCCTAAACGAGTTGAATACTTAATCTGTTATTGGATCTTACATAAAATCTCAAATGATAAATTTCTATCCAAATACAAGTTTTTTGATGATAAAAATTTAACAATTCCATTATTTCAAAAATTAATATCTAATACAGATGATCGTTTTTATGATGTTGTTTTTGAAAATCTAAATATAGTATTAGAGATTCAGGAGAATAGTTCCTCACATTATTTAAATCCGAATGATTTATTAAAAGAGGCATTGGTGAAATTAAGATCAAAAAGAATAATGTATTTTAAAATGGCAGAATTTGAATCAGAAAATTATAAATATCTTGAAGGTTTCTGGGAAAATATTTTAAGACCAGCAATAAATGAGAGTTTATTAAATTATTCCCAGATAATTCGCCAAGATTATTGTATATGGATGTTTAAAAATTCAATATGCATAGAGTATCTAAATTATCAAGAAGAAATAAATAATTTGCTAATTGAAACTCAAAATAGTTATTATACTCCTGAACAAATAAAAAAATTTAATCTTGAAATAAATGCTAAACAAAAAATGATGACATTGCTTAAACGTATTATTAACTCAGATGATTCTTCTCTTATTAATAAATTATTTAAATGGATAGAACAAAAATCAGATACTAATAAATTTAATATTGATATTGAAGATGCATGTAATAATATTCAATTGCCGATTTCAATTAATGCAGACATTAATACAATTGAATTAGAATTAATTAATAAATGTTATAATTATTCAATATTAGATGATAAAATATATATCAATTGGAAAACATTAGTTGAAATGGCACTAGATAGTGATAAAATTACTCCAGATAAAAAAAGACAAATATCAAAATATTTATTATCAGTTCAGGATATATATGAGGATATTATTAAAAAAATACAAAACCATCTGAATGAATGTTTAAAATCAACTGATAATATGCATAAATTAGTAGAATCTCATTTAATTCAAAAACAAAAAGAACATTATGAACCTATTTATGCTAAATTAGAAGCTAAATTCAAATCTAAAGATAGAGAATTAGCAATCGTATATAAAAAAATTCACCCATATAATACACATGTTAAGAAAATATGTGAATTAATTTCTGATAAAGTTACCAATAAGAAAGAACGTACCTTATTAGAAATGATAAAAAAAGAACACGATGATCTTAATAATATATTTGAAAAAAATATTGGAAAATATATAAATGTTAGAAAAATAGCAGGGAAATCAATAATTGCTGAATTAGATAATTTTCCAATAATATATACTGCTTCGAGTAAGAATTATATTACAATAGAAGATTTTGAAGCTATTTGTCGAACTTATCTAATATCCGAAACAAATATTAAAATGTTATATAAATCATTATTACCATCATGTTTAAATACCAGACCTTCTATAGTTCCATTAGTTATTGATATAACTACGCCAAAAAATGATGAACAGCAATCAAAAATAACTTATAATATCATGAAACAAATAGATATTAATAACATTGATATAGATAAGTTTAAAAATATTGTCAATGAACATTCAAAATTTCAATGCAAAATGATATCTGTACAAAAATCAAATTTAGATAATGAATCTGATTCTGACACAAAAAATGGAATTTTTAATCACAATTTGAATATAGAAGATGAATTAAATATAGAAGATGAATTAAATATAGAAGATGAATTAAATATAGAAGATGAATTAAATATAGAAGATGAATTAAATATAGATATCAATTAAAAAGATAATTATATTAGATAAAAATTAAATTATTTTATTTAGTTTATTTAATCTTTTGAATCACGTTTAGAATTTATTTTCGATCCTTTTTTATTTCTTCCTAATTTACCTTTGGAAACTTTTTGTGTATCTTGTTTTGAACCGCGTTTTGAACTACGTTTTGAACCACGTTTTGAACCGCGTTTTGAACTACGTTTTGAACCATATTTTGAATTTGTTTTTGATGATTTTCTCTGTTTTTTTAAGAAATCACTGTAAGAACGAATCCATGTACTATATGTTATTCCACCAAGATCTGATGTTATTTCATCATCTGATGCCATTTTTATCATTATATCTAATTCCTTTATTGAAAAATGATTATCAGATAATTCTTTTTTATTATATACAATATTTAAATCCCACGAATCACCTAAATTTGTTGCAATATTTCCTTCTTCGGATATTTCAAAAATTGTAATTTTAATTGTATATATCCAATCTTCTTCTTTAATATTATTAAAATTAATTCTAGGTCTAAAAATAGTATAAACATTTGCAATTTTTTTACCCGCATAATATCTAACCTTTCCTTTTAAATAGGATTGTATTTGTTTTCTTGATTTATTTTTTATCGGTTTAAAATCAGTCCTATCTGGAAAAATCCAAAAATCATCTAATCCTTTTTCTTCTAGTTTATCTTTTAATTTAAAAAAATAAGTTTCAATATCAGAATTATTACTCATAT